TGCGTGGCGGTGATTGTGAACAGGAAGTTGTCGCCGGTCGCTGTGCCTGCGCACGTCACCGCTGCGACTCCGGCTTGGTTCAAAATGAGCGTCGCCGTGTAGGTCGAGGCCGGGCATTCCGGTAGGCTGAGTTGCAGGCGCGTCGTGTCCCCCGACGTGATGGACTGCGGGAATATGGTGAGAAGCGGGAGCGCCATTGGTGCCGCTGCGTATAGCCGCACCGCGCCGGGGTTGCAAGCGTAAAACTGAGGGCGGCACCGTTGCCGCTCTTTACAAATTCATCCGCTCGCGCGCGGACGTTAAAAACTGCATCACTGTTTTTTGAATTTTTGGACGGTGCCATTTATTTTTCCACCGATATTCACTCACGCGGCAAGTGGATAAAACGACTGCTTCCGCAGCGGGCGTGTCGTGTCGTGCGATTATGTAAACACATTCCCCGGCAAGGGCCATCGCGTCGCATATTCTTTCCAGCGCTAATTTTTGCCCGTAAGGAACCGGGGTTTCACCACTCTTAACTTCAAAGAAAAAAAACAACTTGCCGCCAAAATCCAAAAAAGCGTCGATGTCAGTTGGAGATATTCCGCGCTCGAACACCATGCCTTTGAACTCAATCAACTGCCGTGCTCGCGCGTAGTGTTGGATTATGCCGGGTGAACCCATAAGACAAAGCCGACGCGCTCAAATTCACCGATGAAGCGGGTTGGTGATTTTCCGAGATAGACAAGAGCCTGCCCTTGGAGCGGAGCCCCTTTTGGCTCACCGCTCGGCAAGATAAATTTGATCCGGCTGGATGGGAAGCAGATGGCGGAAGCCTTGGCTGCGAGCAGTTGAAACCACTCCGTCTCGGTTGCGTTGTTCACAAGAACGACAGCCTCAGTTACATCTCCCGCGCTGAACGATTCAATCAGCTTTCCGGTAAACTTGGAAACCAGCCCGCCAGAATACGGAGGGTTGAGGAAGACGCGCCCCTTCCATGTCCGCAGCAACCCGTCGTCCGCCATCGTAAAAATCTTCTTGGCGCACACGGTTTTGTTGGCTTGTTCTGAACTTGCTGGATCAAGGTCTATCGCTCCTAGGACAGCGTGAACTGGCGTGATAATGTGTTCGGGCGTATACCACTCAATTTCTCCTGAGTTGTTCATCGTATGAACGGTTGCAGCCTTGTATGCGGCGTGAACCGTTATCTCGCCGGATTTTGCTTTCTCCCAAAGCTCCGGTGATTTCTTTTTCACAACTTCTGCCTGCGCCACTTTGCCGGTCGAGACTCCTGCGGCCTTGGCGATTTCCTTGCGTGTGTCGTGCTTGGGTTCGGGTGGCAACTTCTTGTCATTCTCTGACAAAAGGTCAGTTCGCTTGCCTTGTGTTTTTTTCCCAAGTTCCGCCAAGTCCTCTTTGTTCCCAAGCTCAAGCTCGATTTTCCACGCGTCAGGAAGATTGCGCCTGCCGCGCTGGTTGTTTCGCATCCAGATACGAGCGTGCGCTTCCGTCTCAAACTCATGCTCCACAGTTTCAAACTTGATGCCGCGCCGTGTGCAGATGTCGTATCGGTTGTGTCCATCAAGCAGCGTTCCGCGCCACGTCACCAGCGGATCACGGCATCCGTCCGCGACGATATTGGCTTCGAGTTGTGTGAGCTCTTCCGGCGCGAGCGGCGGAATGAGTGATTTGAATTTAGGGTTGATGTTCATGTTGGTAAAAAGCCTCCGTCCGTGTTAGCGCACGGAACGGTTCGGCCAATGCCGCCGGGAGTTTTTAAGCGCGCTAACGCTTCGAGAAGTGCGGATAGAATACGCGCGGGGCGGCGCGTAGCAAGAACAATTTCACAGCCACCCGCTCCGCGTCTGCGTGCCCTCGAAAATGGCGTAGTCAATTTCCGGCTTCGGCTTCGCGTTTGGCGTGCGCAGGGCTTCGGCGTCGTCGGCAATGGCCTGCTCCAACGCGTCCCAGTTGCGCGGGTGCAGCCGTAGCGCGGCGAGACATCCCACTTCGATGTCGAGGGCTTCGTTGCGCGCGTTCTTTTCGTTCTCGTATTTCCGAATCTCCTGCCCGCCGTCAAACGTGATGACGACTTTTTCCACGGTCAACTGCTGAAAGTATTATTCGGAAAAACGCTGGTTGAAGTGCATAGCCGTCGCGCCCGGCTCCGTCACTCGCAGGCGTTCGTAGATGCGATCCTTTGCCTCCCATGTGCCGATTTCGTGCCCCTTCAAATTCTTTGCCACCGTGCTCATCTTGCGCGTGATAATCGGTGCGCCGAATCTGCCGACGCCCTTGCTCGCGCGGACGTGGCCAGTGACGTGTTGCACCGGCTCGCGCGCGATGCGCTGGAAAAAGCGATACACTTCCTCCGCGTATGCGCCGCCGTCCACGAATGCCATTCCGAGCCGTAGCTTCGCGCCGCTGGCGTGCGTCCACTCGCGGCCAAGCTCCTTTGCCAGCGCCGTCCAGACTTCTTGGTGCGAAGTGTAGCCGTCGAGGACAACGTGGTCGAGTCCCCAAGATTCTTCCTCGCGGTTCCATGCGCGCCAGCCAACCTCTAGCCGGTTGCGTTGCACGTCGCAAAAAGCCGTGATGAACGATGCGGCCTGCGGAACGGTGTCGTAATTCTCGCGCCGCTCATGCAAGGCTTTCCAGTCTGGCGGTTGCTCGCTTTCGTCGGTGGGGTCGAATGGCTCCGCGTCCACGGTGTTGACCATTGGCCGGCGCGCACGCTTCGGGTCTGCGCTTGCGGCAACTGCTATTTCCTCCTCGGCCATCTGGCCAAGGTATCCTGCCGGGTAGCGCACGGAATCAACCGGGTGCGGCCAAAGCAGGGCGTTGGCGTGGTAGCCTCGCCGCCCGCGAAACTCATTGCGCGGTTTCCAGCAATCAAAGCCTTGCTTGTGCGCCATCGCGTAACGCTCCGCGTCGGTCAGGAACTCGCCGCACCTCGGGCATTCCAGCCGCGCGCCCTCGGGCTTGCCCTTGTCGTATCGAAGCTGCCTGCGGTGCATCACAAACGGCTCGCCGCCGCACTTAACGCATGTGACATGCCACTCATTCCAGTCTGAGTTTTCGAGGTCGTTCATTATCCGGCTATGGCCGAGCAGTGACGGGTAGCTCGCCGACACGCGGATTGTGTCTGGGTATTCACTGCCGCGCTTCCAGAATATTTGCACCTGGTCGCCTTCGTCGCCTTCCTCTTTTTGGATGGCGTCCTTTTCGTCAATGACGAGGAAGCTGCCTTTCGCGCGCCGCAATTCGCCAGGTGCGTTCGCGCCAAACATCGTGATAAGCCCGCCGGGAAATTGCTTGTGCAGAATGGTGTTGGACGTGACGCGCCGGTTGCCCTTGCTGCCGTATTCGTTCAGGCAGGGCGTCGTGTCGAAAAGCTCGCCGCAGAGGTTGTCCTTGCTGAATTTCTCCACTTGTCCGGTCGTCGGCATCATGTAGAGAATGCGTCGCGGCTTCTGGTCAACGGTGTATCCGATGGCAAGAAGGATGACGGTGCTTTTCAGTCCGCGCGAAAAGATGGCGTAGCTCGTCTCGATGACGCGCCGGTCGAAGATGCTCTGATACATCGCGCGCGTGTAGGGTGCGAAGTCCCATCGGAAGCGCCCGCCGTTTGGCAGGCGATACACTTCCTCGGCCCATTCTTCCGGTGCCATGCGACTCCACGGCGCGAAGCTGCGCGCGTAGCTGTGCAGCCATGATGCGCGAATCTTGGCGACGCTGATCGGGTCGGTCATAGCTTTGCCAGCTTCGCAGGCACCTCGCGCAGTTCGGTGAAAATGTCGCGGATCAACTCCGGCGAAAGCGTCTTTCCTTCGTGCGCTTTGAGCAGGCCCGCCACGTTGGAAAGCGATTGCTCATGGATGTTCTCCACGTCCTCCTTTGGCCATCTGTCGCCGCGCGTCACTTCCATTTCGAGCTTTACCTGTTCATCGCGGGAAATCGTGTATCGCCGCGTTGCCTCGGCCTGCGTGATTCGTTCCCCGTCTCCGCCTTCGCCTGCTGGCGTGCCGTAGTAAATCGCATCCAATGCAACCTTGCTGTCAAACGCTTTGGAGCGATTCGATGTTTCCTTGAACGGAATATGCGCGAGCTTGTGCCCTATCGTTTCTCGCGTGCGCCCGGTCAATCTGGAAAGCTGGCGGATGTTTAGCAGCGCGCCGACTTCTTCGCACTCCGTAGCTGTGCGGCGTTCCGTCGCCTGTTTGAGCATGTCCATTTCGCGCGCTGTGGGTATTCCGCCAGCGCCGATTTTCTCCACGATGTTCTTGAGCGTTGCCCGTTCAAGTTGCGCGGCTTGCTCTGCGGAAATTTCCGGCTTTCCCTGTTCTTCGGGTTTAGGTTTTCGGGTTTTCATTTATGACTTGCTCGATCCATTCGGCGTGAAAGTTGAACGTGGGCACGTCCGCGAAAAGCGAGACTTGCTCGATGTTGTCACTGCTTCTCAGGTTTGCGGATGTTTCAATCGTGAGTCGTTTCTCGTCCGTGAACTCGAATACGGTCACCTTCGCATGGGTGCGCGCGATGCCGATTTGAATTTCGCCCGTTTTGGCTGCGCCCTGTTCAAAGTGCGCGAGAATTTCCGCGTTTGTTTTTGCGAAGTAATTTGAAGTGAGCATTCCAATGCTTCCCACCTTGCCGCCCGCGATGAGTCTGCAAAGTGCATCGGCGTTCTTTTTTGAAAAACTCAGCGTTGAAATCAGCAGCCGACGCGCTGGGAATTTTCCGGCAATGGCGGTGATGAGGTCACAAAAAATGAAATTGCCCGGCGTGATTACGTGCAATGCGCGGTCGCATTGCATGGGCAGCTTGTCGAGGATGCTCGCTGCGTTTTCCGGCTTCACCATTGCACGCCTTCGCGCGCGGTTGCGTGCGTTGATGGCGTCAAACGCACGCTTCGCTGCGTTGATGCGAAGCCGTGTCTGGAATCCGTGCGCGCTAGCCTTGCCGAGTGAAGCAAAGGCCGCAGCAAGGTCGTCATCGCCTTTTGTTGTGGGTGTCGCCTTTATGGTTTTCATAGCTACCGGCTAGCGGCACTTCGGAACC